TGCTGACGCAGGTGCAGGATCAGCTCGATCCCGCGCATGCTGGGCCGTTGCAGGGGCAGATCGACACTGTGCAACGGCTCGATGCGGCGAAGGACTATGCCGACGGCATTGCCTCCGCTACACCGGCTGCCTCGCTCGAAGAGATCGACGCCCAGCACCAAGCCGCCGCGCAGCAAGCCGCGGCCGATCATGCCGACGATCCCCGCCAACAGACGCTCGCCCGGCACTTCCTTAACCAGGCGTTCGATACCCGGCGTCAGGAGCTGCAGCAGGGAAAGGACGGTCCCGCCAATGCTGTTGAGACGTGGCTGAACACGCCCGGCGTCGACGGCGGTCCACAAAGGAATCTGCCGCCGCCGGCCGTCCTAAGTGGGCTCGATGATGACGCGTTGCGCGATCTCGTATTCCGGCTCGGCCGGGATGACAGAGGCATCGGCGTCATGACGCTCCCGTACAAGCCACCCATGGACGAGACATTGGACAAGGCATTGGTGCTCCAGAATCTCACCAACGTTCCTGAAGGCGAGAATACGCCTAGCCAGAGTGGCGCCGGTATCGTTCCGGTCAACCACGCATCCGACGAGGTGACCGGCGCATCGCAAGCCAATCCGCAACTCGCGCAAGCACCCTCTGCAGCCAAGCCCGCTGCAACGACAGCGTCGCCCGGTGTTAAGTCTTCCATCTCGGAGAATGAACGCGACGCCGCACAATCTTTGCTTGACGAACACGCCGCCAGGGCGAAGGCGGAACTCGATGTGCTCGCGAGCACGCCCCGCACCTCAGACGACAACAAATACAAAGGGCCTTTGCCTGCGGATTGGGAAAAGCGGCTTCCGATCGACACATTGAAGAAACTGAATGAAAGCGCTGCACAATATGGTGTGCCGCGAAACCTTATCGCCGCGATACTCTGGGAGGAAAGCACATTCAAGGAAAAGGCTAGTGCCGGTCCAACTGCGGAAGGACAGGGCATGGCGGGCATGTCTCTCGGGGCGCAGAAGGATCTCATCACAAAGGCGCAGCGGGAGAAGAACCCCGAGCGGGAGAGCGAGCTCAGGACGTTCGACAGGATGAAGGGGCCTGCCGCCGTCAGCATGGCCGCCGAATATCTCAAGCAGCTCTATGACGACAACGGGCAACACTGGCCATCGGCGGTGTTGGCCTACAGATTGGGCCGGACTGCCGTGCATAATTGGCTTGGCGGCACAAGTGATGGCGTCAAGAGCAATGCAGAGCACTGGGAGAAGAGCCAAGCCTATATCCGCAAAATCTTTCAAGGCCGCTCGCATCTGTTCGATGCCGAGAATGCACCCGAATACCCGTAAAGGTAGTAGTTTTTTGCGCTAACCAGTTTGCGGATGGAATCTCGGGCGTTGTGTTGTAAGGGTGCACCTCCTCCGCATTCCGGAAAGCACTCGCATGAGTTGTGTGTCGACAATACTTCGGTTGGCCTTCTTCCTGTCGATCGCTCTTGTCTCCACGTTGGGTGCTGCGTGGGGGCAATCATTCTACCAAGAGACATGGCGCTATTACTACAATCGCCCTTTGTCGGATCTGTCGATGTGGCGTCAGGCCTTTCGCGACTATGCCCAGGTTCGACTTGGCCCTGAACGCCGACTGGCCAACGGGGTCAGTTGGAGATTGTTGACGGATGTTCGCACGGGGATCGCATGGCCGCGGATCACCTGGATGGCGGACAAGCAGCATCTTCAGACTGCCAACGAGATGCTTGAGGGGGCACACGGCGCGTCCATCGTAGATGCGCGAATGCTGAAGGATGAGCTCGACGGGGTAAATCGGGCGCGCCAGGCCAATGGCTGGTCAGCCATTGTCTTTGATCATGCGGCGACGCAAACGTCCATCGATCTGACCTATGCGAGCACCAGGTTGCTCAGTGTCATCGACATGGAAATGGAAAAGTCCGAGGGCACCGCTTTTGGAAGGGTGATCCGAGGGCTGACCTTCGATCTTGAGCAGCGCAAGGTCTTCCGGATCGAGCCATGCCCCGGACACAAGGCCGCGCACGGAAACATGGCAGAGGACAGGAGCCACGATTTCAAGTTCCGGTTCGGAGAGTTACTCGACGTCTGTGATGAAGAGGCTTACCAGAAATTCCGCAAGCTAGTGCTCGATCACGCAGAACGCGCAGCAAGGAAGGCCGATCCCAAGCGCGACGTCAATGTCGAAGCGTGCCTTCATCACTACATCAAGTATCGTCCGGACGTCTATTTCGGCGAGCACGAAGACATTCAGGGTAGCGAGGACCTGGTTCTGTATCTGACCTTCGGCGGTCTGGCCGTCCACTTCACGGACTTTTTCCCGCATGTTGATACGGCCAGCTGCGCTCTTTTTCGAACGGTGCTGAATCCCGTGATCGTGCCTTATCGAGAGCTACAAACCTTCATGCGGCCCGGCCCCTGGCGCGACGAGCTATTGGCGCTGCAGTAGAGCGACCGCCGCGGGATCACGGCGCGGGAGATCGACGAGCGGCACGAGGAGAAGATGCTGATGCTGGGGCCGGTGCTCGAGCGTCTGCACGACGAGCTGCTCGATCCGCTGGTGTCGCGGGTATTCAACATCATGAGCCGCAACGGGATGTTCGCCGACATTCCCGTGCCGCCGGTCCTGCGCGCGACGCCGCTGCAGGTCGAGTTCATTTCGATGCTGGCGCAGGCGCAGAAGGCGGTGGCCACGGGCGCGATCGAGCGGTTCTGGCAGTTCGGTGGCCAGATCGCGGCCTTGAAGCCCGAGGCGGCCGACCGGCTCGATCTGGACGGCACGATGGAGGCCTATGCCCGCTACTTCTCCGGCCGCGCCGCGTTCATGCTGGTGAACATCGTGCTCATCACGTCGCCGGCGCGCGTCGGCGGCAGGGCCGCGATGCCGCGGAAAATCGCGGTCGCGAGCCGGCAGTAGGTCGCGTATTGCGCCGGCGCCACCTTGTCGGGATGGCCGAACATCTGCAGATCGTCCTGGCTGTAGCGTTCGCCGAGCTGCTTGAACACCACGGCATAGTTGGCCTGCAGGAGATCCTGCGGCACCGGCGAGCGCGGGTGGAAGGAGCGCAGTGCACGCACCTGCAGCGCCTGCTCGCGGGCGCGCAGCTCGGGGGTCATCAGCGCCTCCTCTTCCGCCGTGGCGCCACGCGTGACGCGCAGGAAGCAGGTGCGGACGTCTTTGGCGCCGATCGCGGCGTATTGGTCGGCCATCAGGTTGGCGTAGTCGACCAGCACGTCGTCGGCGGCCATGGCGATCCGCGCGCGGATGCGCGGCGCCACCATGGCGCCCAGCCGGTCCTGGATCTCGCCCTCCGACTGGCCGAGGCCATAGTCGCGCTGGTATTCCTCGACCAGGCGCCGGAAGAGGCGGGGATCGGTCTCCTCGAACGTCTGGTAGACGCCGATCGTGCGCAGGTCGCGGGCGAAGTCGGCGGGCGCCGGATCGCCGCCTCGCTCCGATCCCAGCCCGGAGGCCGCGAAGCGGCGGTTGTCGACCAGCGCGGTGACGACATGCGCGGCCTCGAGCTCACCGGTGGTCGGATACCACATGCCGCTCGCCGCCTGGGCGCTCACCCGGTCGACGAACGGCCGCTCGATGCCGGCGTCGAGCAGCAGGTTCCGCATGGCGTCGGAGTTCTCGGTGCCGGCAAAGGCCGCGCGATGGAAGCCGAGCTTGCCGCCGATCTTCAGGAAGCGCTCGCGGCCGGCGATGAAGGCCACCGTGCAGGCCGACAGGCACACCGTGGCGGTGTAGGTCGACAGGCCGCGATCGGCGATCAGCCGGGCGAGCTCGCGCGCCTCGCCGATCCGGCCGCCGTTGCTCATCAGGTGGACGACCTTGAGATTGGGCGCGCCGTCCATCGCCCGGCGCGCGGCGCGGGTGAGGCCGTACTTGAAGCCGCCCGCGATCTCCATCTCCGTGCCGTTGCGCATCGTGCGGATGGTGAAGGCGGGAATGTCGGGATCGCCCTCGAAGGCCATGCGCCAGCTCTCGTCGATCTGGCGCACGCCCGACTGCCAGAGCTGGTGGCCGAAGCTCACGACGCCCACCAGGACGGAGAGTTGCGCGGCCACGCTCCATATCCGGCGCCAGACCGGCCGGTCCGGAGCCTTGCGGTAGTACGTCGCCGAGCGCCATACGCCGACGGATTGATAGACCAGGATGAGCGCCGTGGCGCCCCACATGACGAACAGCGTGAGCGCGATGGCGTAGGGATTGAACGCCTGCTCGCGCGTGGCGAAGGCGAGGCCCTGGATCGCGCCGATGGTCGCGAGATTGAACGCCAGGCCGATGACCCAGTAGGAAAGCCACAGCGTGTACTCGCCGCGCCAGAAGCGGGCGAGGAACGAAGAGTGCCGGAGGGGTGACGGCTGGATTGTCATTGTGAGATTGGCCTCGAAATTGTCCGGCGCAGCCCCTCCGCGCAAGCGAAAACACTCTGCACGACATGAGACAGTTTCAAGCCGGCCAACGATATGTTGGATATAACGACCGTAATTCGCGATTTCGCCGCACGCGCTTATTTTCGTGTGCATGGAAGACACCAAAGACTCGACGCCGGCCTACGACGCCGGCAACCCGCGCCACGTTGAGCGCCGGCAGAAGTCCGCGAAGACGACGCGGCTGCAGCGCAACGAGGACGTCCGCTGGCTGATGGGCGATGCCCGCGGCCGGCGCTTCATCTGGAACCTGCTCGCCAAGGCGGGCGTGTTCCGCAGCTCCATGGGCCTGTCCGCGGAGCTCACCGCCTTCAACGAGGGGCGCCGCGATCTCGGCCTGGCCGTGCTGGCCGACCTGATGCGGCTCTGTCCCGAAGAGTACGGCCGCATGCAGGCCGAGGCGATTTCCAAGCAACCCGCATCCAACGGAGAGACCGATGGCGGACGAGACGATTCGAATTCCTGAAGGGAGTCAGACTCCCGAGACGGCCGATGCGCCGGCGGCAAATCCGCCCCCGGCGATGGCGGAAGCCTCGATGCTCGCGGCGGCCGACACGGCCGCAAGCATACCGACGGACGGAGCAACGGTGCCGGAGGCCGTCACGTACGAAGACTTCAAGCTGCCGGAGGGCGCCACCGTCGACGGCGAGACGCTCGACTGCGCACGCTCGCTGTTCTCGGAGGCGCGGCTGCCGCAGGAGCAGGCGCAGAAGTTCATCGATCTTGCAGTCTCGCGCGACCAGGCCGCCGCCCAGAAGGGCGTGCAGGCGTTCGTCGACCTGCAGCACAAATGGGTCTCGGAGATCAAGGCGGATCGGGAAATCGGCGGCGACAGACTGACGGCCAGCATGGCCTCTGCGGCCCGCGCGATCGACCGCCTCGGCGTTCCGGGACTCAAGGAGGCGCTGAACCTGACCGGCGCGGGCAATCATCCCGCGATCGTGAAGGCCTTCGTGCGTCTCGGGCAGATGGTCTCGGAGGATCGGTTCGCGCCCGGCAGGTATGCCGCGCCGCCGGCGCCGAGGTCACTCGCTGAAACCATCTACGACGGCAATCCCAAACAGTCGCGCTAGCGACACAGGAGACTACGACACATGGCAACTCTTGCCTCTTCGGCCCTGACCCTCGGCGAATGGGCCACGCGACTCGATCCCGGCGGCAAGCCCGCCGCGGTGATCGAGCTGCTCGGCCAGACCAACGAGATGCTGACCGACATGCTGTGGATGCAGTGCAACGACGGCGCGGGCCACAAGACGACCGTGCGCGCCGGCCTGCCCGCCGCGACCTGGCGCCTGCTGAACTACGGCGTCGCCAAGTCCAAGAGCCAGACGGCGCAGGTCCGCGACTCGACCGGCATGCTCGAGGCCTACAGCGAGATCGACAAGTCGCTCGCCGACCTCAACGGCAACACCGCCGAGTTCCGCATGGGCGAGGACATGGCCTTCATCGAGGCGATGAACCAGGGCATGCAGGGCACGGTGCTCTACGGCAGCACGGCCGTGAACCCGGAGCGTTTCACCGGCCTCGGGCCGCGCTTCTCCTCGCTTTCCGCCAACAGCGGCGTCAACATCGTCGATGCCGGCGGCTCGTCCAGCACCAACACCTCGATCTGGCTGGTCGGCTGGGGCCAGAACACCGTGCACGGCCTGTTCCCCAAGGGCTCCAAGGCGGGCCTGCAGGTGCGCGATCTCGGCGAGCACTCGCTGTTCGACGCCAACAACAATCCGTTCCAGGGCTATCGCACCCACTTCAAGTGGGACTGCGGCCTCACGGTGCGCGACTGGCGTTTCGTGGTGCGCATCGCCAACATCAACGTGACGGCGGGCGCGGTCACCACCGCGAACCTGGTGAACACGCTGATCGCGGCGGTCAACAAGCTGCCGTTCGTCTCGGCCGCCGGCAACAGCCCGCCGCCCGGCGGCACCCGGCCCGGCCAGGTCAACACCGCGTTCTACTGCAACCGCACGGTGCGCGCCGCCCTCGACATCCAGGCGATGGCCAAGGCCAACAACTTCCTGACGCTCGAGACGCGCGACTCCAAGCCGTACACCGCCTTCCGCGGCGTCCCGATCCGCATCTGCGACCAGATTCTCAATAACGAAACCCGCGTGGTCTGAGGAGAGACGCACAACATGCTCATCGACAAACAGAACCAGTTCTCGGCCGATGCCGGGGACAGCCCGACCGGAACGGGCAGCACCGTCTCGACCAACATCATCGATCTCGGCGTCGCCCACGACATCGGCGGCGCCGTCACCGACCAGCTGATGTTGCTCTGCGAGGTCGTTGCCGCGTTCACCTCCGGCGGCTCGGCGACCCTGCAGGTGCAGTTCCAGACCGCGCCGGACAACGGCTCCGGCGCGCCGGGCGCGTGGTCGATCCTGTCGCAGTCCGACGCCATCCCCGTGGCCGCGCTGGTGCAGGGCTACAAGTTCCTGCCGGGCGAGCTGCCGGGCGGCACGCAGCGCTTCATCCGGCTGAACTACGTGGTCGGCACCGCCGCGATGACGGCCGGCACGCTCAAGGCGGCACTCGTGCCGTCACTCGACGTGCAGCCGTCCTATCCGCGGGCGTACGTCGCCTAGTGAGGACCGGGGCCGATCACGGATCGGCCCCGGACTTTCCTTCTTTCATGAGGGGTATCATCGTGATCCATTCTGCACCGTGTGGGCTCTCGGCGGAGATTACTCCGCCTGCCGCCCACCTCCGCTGATAGTCGCCATGGCGACTATCACGGATATCTGTAACGCTGCGATCAGCCACGTCGGCACGCGCTCGAAGATCAGCTCGATCGACGAGGGCTCGGCGGAGGCAAACGCCTGCCTGACGCATTTGGCGATGGTGCGCGACGGGACCCTGCGCGTTTTCGACTGGAATTTCGCACGCATCACCGCGCAGCTTGCCCAGTTGCAGAACCCGCCGGCGCGCTGGGCCTACAAGTACGCCGCTCCGGTCGACTGCCTGCGCCTGCGCCGCCTCAACGACGCGCCGCTGCTGGTGCTGCCGGAAACCTTCTACGAGGTGGCGAGCGATCGCGATTCGACCGGCGCCTATGTCAACGTGATCCTGGCCGACGCGTCGCCGCTGTCGGCGATCTACACCGCGCAGGTGACCGATCCGCTGCGCTGGGACCAGGGCTTCGTCGATGCCGTCGTCTACGGCCTGGCCTCGCGGATCTGCTTCGAGCTCAGCGGCAAGGACGACCGCGTCAAGGCGCTGACCCAGATGTGGCAGCTCAGCCTGCGCGAGGCCGTCGCGGACTCCGCCAACGAGGGCTCGGCGCTCAATCGCACCTACGTGCCGGAAGTCGCCGCCGCGCGCGGCTTCGACGACGGCCTCGCCGCGTTCGGCCAGGTGATGCCGTAATGGCGACCCTCAACACCCTTCAGCCGTCGTTCGCCGCGGGCGAGCTCAGCCCGTTCCTGTACGGTCGTGTCGATCTGGCCAAGTTCCACGTCGGCGCGCGGACGATGCAGAACTTCTTCGTGCATCCCCATGGCGGCGCGTCGAACCGGCCCGGCACGCGCTTCGTCGGCGAGGTCGACAATTCAGGCCTGCGTCACCGGCTGATTCCGTTCCAGTTCCGCACGCTGCCGGCGGGCCAGACCTATGCGCTGGTGTTCGGCGACAAGACCATGCAGGTCGTGATGTTCAATGCAGGCGCGCCGGGCTTCGTCCAGGACACGCCCGGCCATATCTACACGCTGGCTACACCCTACGCCGCAGCGGACCTGCCGCTGCTGAAGTTCGTGCAGTCGGCCGACACGATGACGCTCACACATCCATCGTACAGCGCGATGAGGCTGACGCGCACCGGCCATGCGGTCTGGATGCTGACGCCGATCACCTTTGCACCCACGCAGGCCGCCCCCACGGGCATCACATCGAGCGCACCGGGATCTGCGAATATCTATGCCGTCACCGCATTGAGCGACGCGACGGGCGAGGAAAGCCTGCAATCCGCCGATGTCGGCAGCAGCTCCTCGACCTCGACCCTGTCGTGGCCGCCGCTGACCGGCTGCACCAACTACTTCGTCTACAAGAAATCCGCGACCGGCGCGGTCTACGGCTTCATCGGTCAGGCCCAGACCCCGGCCTCCGGTGGAACCGTGGCCTTCGCCGACGCCAACCTGGCGCCCGACGTCGGCAACACGCCGCCGCAGCAGCGCCTGCCGTTCGGCGGCGGCACCCTGGGTTCCGTCGCGGTCGTGGCCGGCGGCTCGGGGTATAGCGCGCCTGTGGCGACCCTGCTCGACCCTGGCGGCGGAACCGGCGCCACGATCGCGCTCACCACAAGCGGCGGCGTCATCACCGGCGCCTCGGTCACGAAGGCAGGCCAGAACTATTCCTCCAACGCCACAGTGCAGATCACCGATGGTGGCGGTGCCGGCGCGACGGTGAGCTTAAATCTCACCTATGGCTATACCGACGGTAACAGCATCGACTGGTACTACGTCTCCAGCGTCAATATCCTGGCTGGAGGGTCGGGCTATCACGCCAGCCCCTACATCAAGGTAACACGCAACGACGGCTTCGCCGATCCGACGACGATCACCTGCCACCAGACGGGCGGCGTGATCGACTCGGCGACCGTCACGTCGCCCGGCGGCAACCCATACGCCATTTACGACGGCGGCAGCGCCTACAGCCCGTTCGGCACGGTGTTCGACAGCGCCGGCACCGGGGCCAAGATCACGCTCACGATCGCGCCCAGCACGACGACCAACCCGCAGTGCACGGCCTATTACCTGCAGCGCCAGGCTTTTGCCGGCACGCTCACCCAGCCGCAGACGCTGTGGTTCTCCGACGTCGGCGCCTTCAACAACATGGCCGTCAGCCAGCCGACCAAGGACAGCGACGCGATCACCCGCACCCTGGTTGGCCAGCAGGTCAACGAGATCCGCCACATGGTTCCGGCCGGCACCAACCTGATGCTGATGACCTCGGGCGCCGAATGGCGCTGCTGGCCCGGCCCCTCGGCCTCGGCGCTGACACCCGCGGCGTGCTTCACGCTCCCGCAGACCGCGCATGGCTCTAGCCACGTGCCGCCGATCTGGACGCAGAACAGCCTGCTGTTCGTCAAGGAGAAGGGCAGCCGCGTCATCGAGCTGCGCTACGACGCCATCCAGGACCTCTACCAGTCCTTCGACATGAGCGTGCTGGCCAGCCACATGCTCTACGACACCACCGCGCAGTACCAGATCCAGGAGTGGGCGTGGGCCAGCGAGCCGTTCCAGATCGCCTGGGGCGTGCGCTCCGACGGCACCTTGCTGGGCTTCACCTTTATGCGCGAGCACGAGGTCTATGCCTGGCACCGGCATGTCACCGACGGCGTGGTGGAAAGCGTGTGCAGCATCACCGAGAGCGACGGCAGTGGCGGCTATTACGACGCCGTCTACCTGATCGTGAACCGCACGATCAATGGCACCACGCGCCGCTATGTCGAGCGCATGGCGCCGCGGCTGTTCGCGACCATGGCCGACGCCTGGTTCGTCGACTGCGGCCTGCAGTACAGCGGCGCGCCGGTCACGACGATCACCGGCCTCGACCATCTCGAGGGCAAGACGGTGGCGATCCTGGGCGACGGCTCGGTGGTGCCCAGCCAGGTCGTGAGCGGTGGGGCGGTCACGCTCGATGCCAGCTATTCCAAGGTCACGGTCGGGCTGGCCTACAGCGCCCAGCTCGAGACGCTGAACCTCGAGCTGCCGGCCGCCGGCACCGTGCAG